AAACCATCAACACAATCAGCACCAGCCAAAGATAAACCTGAAATATCGTAGTTAAGATTCCAGTCATCAACAACACCGTAAAAGACTGCTGAACCACCTGTCTCAACTTTGATTGTTCTTTTAGGAATGATTTGACCGTAGAAAGGGCTTGCTGTGTTCTCGGGGTCAAAAGCACGAGAGTTGTTATTAAATTCAATTGCTGCGCCACCTGCTGTAAATCTGTCTAATTGACGAGACTTACCACGTCTTACAGAAACAGAACGCACATATTCTGTAACGTCATAAAATAAAGTTCCACCAAGTGTGTAATCAGTATTATCTAAAACACCTTGAATAGGGTCATCAAGAATAAAAAATGGGCCACCAAGAGCTGATAAATCAAAACCTATTTCAACAGTTGTTGCAGGAATTGCCATTACGCACTCGCAAAGACTGGGCCAGAAGTCTTCTCAAACTTCTTAATTGCATCCACAATTTCTCTACCAACTTGTGAACCTGAAGTTCCAATACCAGCATTAACCACAATGTTGTAAGTTGCACCAATACCTGCATTTGAACCTGACAAAGGAACAATCGCTTCAGGACCAGCTTCACCAACCATTCCGATAGTTGGACCAGTAACAATTCCACCTTTTGCAAATTTAGGTATTTTTACAGTAGTTCCACTAAATATTGTTGAGCCACCTTTGTACTTAGGGTCAGTCGTGAACTTTGCGTTTGCATCAAGAATTGATTTCAAAGAAACATTATTTGCAGCAGCAATTTTGCCTAAAGAATCCCCAGGTTTAACGACAACAGTTTTTGCGCCTGAACCACTAGGTGTTGTTCCTGGTGCGCCACCACCTGCACCTGTTGTTGTTGTACCAGTCAAACTTTCACGAAGTCTATCTAATTCTGTTTTTGCTGATTCCAAAGAAAACTTAATACCTGCAACAAGGGCTTCACCTTGGCTGAGTCCTTGTTGATAAAAAGTTTGCGCACCGAGTTCACCAACAGTTGTTGCTACAGCATTGACGGAATCTAACAATGTATTAACCTGACCTACAATTGTTGCCCCACCTGCAATCAGTTGGTCAGCAATTAAAGTTCCAGCCTCAAATCCAGTATCCAAAATTTCTCGGATACCTCTTTCGGATAACCCGAGTTGAATAAGTTGTTTAACTTTTTCAGCAAAACTTTTAGCATTGTTAGCTTGATTTGTAATTGTTTCTAAGAAACTTTCTGATTCGATAGCAGCACCAAAATCAATAACATCTGTGACAGAACCACCGATTGTATCTCTTAAATCTTCAAATTTATTTCTAATTGAATCCAAAGAACTTTCAGCACCAGATAATGACTCTTGCAAATTATTGACAACAGATTCTTGTAATTTGATATTTGAATTGATTAAAGCCTTTTGAGCATCAGATAAACCCTTAACTTTCTTTGTGGCTTTATCAACAGAATCTGCAAATTGTTCTTCTTTAGGAATCACAAAACCTAAAGATTTTGCTAGTTGTTGATATCTTTCACCTGATAGTTCAGTAGTTAAAGCATTTTGTTCATTAGTCTTAATAACTTCTCTGCCTCGGTCTCTCAAAAGACCATATCCACCAACAAGGCCACCAATAACAGGAATCGCGGCAATCAATTTTTGTAAATTGAAACTTTCAGGCAAATAACCAGCAGCTTTAGCAGCAGCAATAAAACTATTAACCATGTCATAAATATCTTTAGTTAAATCAGCAACACCTACTGAAAAACTTGCAATGTCCTCACCAGCAGTTGTGATTGCAGAACCAAAATCTTCAGCAGCACCACCTGGGTCAGAGAACAAACTAATTGCTGTAATAAGGCCAAAACCAATTTCTTCTTTTGCTTCTTCAACTCTAACTTTAAGAATTTCCATCTTGCCTTGCAAAGTCCCTGCTGCTGCAGCAGCTTGACCTTGAAATTTATCGGCTAAAACGCCAGTAATTTTATCTAAATCTTTTGTTTCTAAAACACTCTTACTTAAACCAACACCAAGTCTTTGTAATGAGGTGTACTGCCCCCCTGCTGCCTTTGCAAGCGCAGTTGTCACACTTTCTAAATCGCGCCCAGTACCAGCAGAAATATCCATTGCCAAAGAACTAAGTTTTTGTGCTTCAGATAAATCGCCTGTTGCAAGAACGAGTCTGTTAATTGCTGGTCTAAGTTGGTCATCACTCACGCCAGTTGCAAATGAGGTAGTACTAATATAATTTTCTAATTCTCTGATTTGTTGGTTTGTTGCATTTGTTGTGTTACGAATAGAGTTTGCTAATTGAACTTGTGCTTTTTGGTCTGCTAACGCGCCTTTAACTGATGAAGCAAAAAAACTTACAATTTTTTGAGCAGCAAAAACTCCAGCAAAAGATTTACCTAAAGTTTTTACAGTCTTATCAAAGCCACCTATTTGCTTGTTAGCGTTTTTGATACCTTTGTCATTAAAGGTTGAGACAATCGGGACTACAATGGCCATTTTATTGAACCCTGTTTTCTATGCGTAGTTTAATGTTTTTAAGTTCAGAATATTTTAGAATAATGCTTTCAACGTTTCTAGTAACAAATGGTTTCATTCTTTCAACAGCAGGGTAAACATAACGTGATGCTTTACCACCTAAAGCCTTAATCATAAATGCGCCTTGACCATTCAATGTATGAGTCATGAAAACGTTGCCTTTTCGGTATTCTTTCGATTGACCACCGTATTGAATTTTACCTCTTCGACCTGCCATGTCAGCAATTTCTACAGCAGCACTTGAAGTCCTAACTGTAACTAATCCTCTTCGACCTGCTTTTTGTCTTAAATCAACTTTTCCTGTAACTGTTACCTTTGTGGCAGTCCAACTTGTTCTACCACCATGATTAAATCCTTTGCCCATTCTGTCACTTGTTGGAGAGGTGACAGGAATATTGCTTTTTATCGCAGCATAAAGAGGTTTAATTTCAGTAATTAATTCTTTTCTTAAACTTTTATACATTTCAGGTTCAATAGCTTTTATTTCTCTAAGCATTGCTGTTGCACCATAAATTGTTGGTATGGCCATATTAAAATTGTCATTATTGACTTGCAACATAGAACTGTCTGGTATGAAACCCATTTTTTAATTACCTTTACCGTTTGCAGAATGTTTCCAACGTAAATACATTCCCATTGTGAAAAGCATACGGTCAGATTCTTGTAAAAGCAAAGAGGGAGAGATTCCAGTTTCACAAGCAAGATAAGCGATATACCAATGTTGGCTGGAATCCCCCAACGGAATTATTTTGGGTCGTTCTCGCTCACACTTATTGAATCAACTTCATCTAACCAAGAATCAAAATCTTTTTTAGTTGCATTGGTTCTCTTTTCAGAGTGCCACGCAAGAAATAACAGGTCAGTAAGTTTGAACTCTGCTTCGAGTTTTGCTACTGACCTATTAAATTTTTCTTCGAACGCAACTAGGTCTTTTGCTGAACAGATGATTTCTTTTGGTTCACCTGTTAAATATTCAACGCGCAGATTGATTTTCATTTAAGCTACTGTTCCTCTTACAACTGTTCCTGTTACAGGCCAAGTCACACTTAGTGTGGCTATGTCGCCAACTGAACTCGCAAATGGAGAATAGGCTGCGACAAGGCAGGTTGCCGTATATTTAGGTTGAGTTGCTGAAACTGTTCCTGATGCACTTTGAATTACTACTGTGGCAATTGAGCCAAGTAAAGGATTCAATGTTGCGTCTACTGAACCTGCTGCAAAGTCTTGCATAAAGTTCAATGTTATTGATGCGCTATTAAGGCCACCAATGCGTGAACGCCAAGATTGACCAAAAGCTGTGGTCTCTAGGTCGTCTGCTTCTTGTGATAATTCAACTGAGTTAAGATTTGTTGAAAAATCAACACCAGCAACGGTGATTTTGTAGTCTGTTGCTGCAAATTTTGCCATCTTTTATTTTCCTTTTTCTAGTCTGCGTAGCAAAGAACTGAAAACTCTGCTGATAGATATGTTACCTCACCAATAGGTATCTGCCCATAGTTTCTCATCTCACTAACCCTTGTATCAAAGGCTTTGCCACCAAGAGTTTTATCGCTCTCGATTGCTAGTTTGATGCTGGATGAACCTGTGCTTGACACAAATCCATCAAGTTTATTTTGCGCTGTTCTTTCGTCTACTCTGCCAACGATTACTAAAACATTGAATGTGTAAGTTTGCATGCCTCTTTTGAATGAGTCGTCAAAGGAAACTGAAACAGGGACAACAATTGCAATAGGTGGGTTTGGGTTGTCTGGCACAAAAGAAGAAGTTCTTAAACCTGTGATGGTTGCAAGGTTAGTTGCTATACCTGTTCTTAAATCTGTGATTGATGCCATTAGGCAAAGTTTCTCATTCTCTTGTAAGGCATAACAAGTTGTGCAACATCTGGGTCAAGTTGTGAAGATACTCTTATTGCGCCCATGTCACCAAAGCCAGCAATACCAAGAGGAGAGTCTAAACGTTTGTAAATTCTTGATGCTTGAATGATACAAGCCTGTTTAATTGCGATTGGTACAGATGGCCAACCGTAAACACCTACAACTTTGATTAATGCTTCGCCACCTGAGATAGGCCAAAGGTAATCTCCAACAGCTCTAATAGTTGTGTAAGGCCAAGGTATTCCATCAAGCACACCATTAAGTGGTTCAAGTTGATAGTCGTCTGTTCCCCAAGTTGTATCAAAAACACCGTCAGCATCTTGAGCTGTAGTAATTGTTACTGTTCCGTTTGCTAAATCATCAACCTCAACAACGTAATCATCTTGAGCTACAAAATATCTTGTTGCAGTTCCATAAGAATAAAATTGACGTGCAGCATAACCGTCTATCAGTCTTGAAGCAGATTCAACTGCCATTTCAAGCAAAGAATCATCAACGTTGTCAGTAATTCGTAAGGCTGCTTTCACTTCTGAAAGTGAGGCGTAGCCATTTGTTATAGCCAAAATAACTCCTAAGTTCTCTTCTTTAGTCTAGTGGAGATTTTTGACCCCAGTTGCCCTTGTATTTTATCAAAAAATCATTCTCAATGACTAGATTTAGCCTTCCAAAAACAGTTTCTTTTCTTTTAGATTTTGAGTCTGTAAAATCGCTAAAAGCTACCCTAACATTTTTTGCTGCTTGGCAATAATTTTTTGTCCATGATATTTCATACCCAATTGCTTCTGATTTAGATTTTGGTATAGGTATCTCAATTTTACTAAGATGGACACGCTCATAAATACCCATATACATTCCAAACATGCTGGGGTCATTAGTTAAAGCTATTGAGCCTTTATCGTTGTAAAGCAAATCAAACAATTTTTCATCTTTCACCACGACTGAATCTTGTAAAAACATAAACCTATCAATCTTGGTATTGTTAAAAACCCAATTTATTTTGCCTAATTCGTAAGTAAAATCTGATAAAACTAGGACTGATTTTGTGATGGATTTTAGGCATTGTGACAGCCATTCTTCACGCCCAGGCGTTGTGCCAATAATTATCACAACTGTCCTTTGATGAACGTACTTGAAATGCCTTTAGTGTAAGGAATATAGATTAACGAAATATTTTTGCTATCTAACCAGTCTTGGTCAAATTGCATTTGCGCATAATAATTTTTTGTAGCCCAATCAGAACCAATCGCAATCACATCAACTGATTGCACCATTTCAATAGTAATTTTAGAATCTTCGCCACCAGAATTTTCAACAACCTCATCAACATACCGACAGGAATCTAAAACATCTTTTCTTTGCTGAAAAGACAAAATTGGTTTCTTCTTCTTATACTTAAAAATAAATTCATCAGTATTCAGAGCAACAACAACCCGACCACCCACACCAGCAATCTCTTGACAACGTTTCAGAAAATTGACGTGTCCTGCATGAAATAAATCAAAAGTTCCACCTGTGTAAACCTTTAATCCCAACTATTCCTCTTTCTGCGCCTTATTGACCAATTACCCTCTGAAAAATCTTCGTCTTTTATTTTTTGTTGGTAATAGTCAGCATTATCTGCAAAAGTCCTGTTATTGATTTCTTGAAACCCTGCTTTAAGAGTAGAAGAATTATCATGAGCAATAGGAATGAACGAATGTTCAACTTCAAAACCTTTCTGTAAACATCTTCTTTCAAAATCATTATCCTCAAAATATGCAGGATGCAAAGCCTCATCAAATAAACCAACTGATTCAACAACTTTCCAACCAACAGAAAAAAGACACCACCCAGGCGCACCCCCTGATAGAAGAAGTTTGTCAGGAGAAGACTTTTCAGAAAACATTTTTAATGATTCACCAGCAAATTCAATATCAAAATTTGCCACAAGCCAATAATCTGAGAAAGGTAAAGATTTGATTCCAAGATTCCAAGAACCAGCCACACCAAAATTGCTAGGAAGTTTTATGTGATGGGTTTTGTGAACCCAATTATTCCAAGTTGGTGTCCAATCATGATTTCTTGCACCATTGTCAATGATTACTAAATCTTTAACAGGATAGTTGATTGAAGCAATCATTCTGTCTAGCAAATAATGTCTAGTCAATACAGGAACTATCAGCGCAGGTATCAAACGAGTCTCCCTATCTCCTCAAAATGCCTAATTTTGCCTTTATTTTGCTTTTAACAGGCATTATGCAAGAAGTTTTGCTAACGCAGGTTTCCAATAAGTTTCATAAACACTATCAGCATCATACTGTTTAGCAAAGTCAATTGCTTTCTGGCTCTTAACACGACCTCTGTTATACGCCTGTTCAAGTGCATCAACAATTTCAGGAACAGATGGCAAATGAAACCACGCTTTTTGAGGTGCGTTCCAAAGTGGTTGCCCACCAATTAACCAACCATCACCACAAAGCTCTGCTGAAGCTGCAAAATTAGAAACAATCACAGGAACACCACAGGCTTGCGCTTCAACTGTTGGGATACCAAATCCCTCACCATAACTTGTTGCAAGCAAAACATCCATACCTGTATAGGTGCTGGCTAACATTTCTTGAGGCATACCACTTCTTAAAAGATATGGGTCAGCAAAAACAACTTGGTCTTGAGGAATACCACAGGATAAAATTAAATCTCTCAAATTAATTCCACCTAGCGAACCACCTGCTTCAGTATGTAAATACAAAACAACGTCTCTGTGTTTTTGTGCAAACATTGAAAACGCTAAAATGTTTTCACCAAATGCTTTTCGATTAGGCATAACTCCCTTATTTGCTGCGTTCATCCCAACAACAAATTTGTCTTCAGGAATACCCACCAATTGTCTTGCTGTTAAAGTTTCATCATTAAAAGCTATTTGACTTGTTGGTTTGAAAACAGGTTCAATAGCATGAGGTATATACAAACAATCAACGTCAGAGTTTTCAAAAATCTTTTGACCATACTGGCTCATTGCGATAGGTGTAACAAATTTTTGTTTAGACCATTTCATCACATCAGGTGGTGCTGGCATGTGGTCAATTGGTGTCCACGAAGCAACATTCCAATCAGCCCACTTATCCCCACGAAAAACCCAAACATCAAACAATGTTAAAAGAAGATTTTGTGCTTCAGGGTCTTCTTGTGACCAGTCGTACATGTGCGCTGGCACAATGTCATTTGAATATGTTTCGTGACCTCTTGGATAAATTTTAATGTCACCATAAGGGGTATTCCAATTTGTTGAATTTGCTTCTAAACCGTAAAGGGCAGCAATGGCAATTTCATGACCATGCTTTTTTAATCTTGTAGTTGCTTGTGCTGTTTGTGTTCCATAACCAGTACTTGCCCAAGGTGCATTTGAAACCCAAAGGATTCTTGCTGGTTTTGTCTTATCAACTTTTTTATCTTTTGCTAAAGCTCTTCGTTGTTCACGATTCACACAGGACTCCATATATACGCAGGTGTCTCCCACCTTATTACAGATGGGAGACGAATTATGTCTAGGACACGACCTGCGCTTCGTATCCTAGAACTTTTTTCAAATCAGACTCGGTTTAGGAGTTTGAAGATTTGAAGTATTTGACGTGACTTGTTTGAATCAAGTTACCATCAACTCTGAAAGTAGCTCTGAAAGTTACTAGGTCGTTAGAAAACGCGAAGTCATCTGAACGGTCTAATCTCAAGCCACCAACTTGACGAACATAGTAGCTTGGCAAGTGACCAAATATAACTGGTTTAACTGCTGAAGCTGCTGTTGCCATTGCTGGGTTTTCATAGATTGGGTATCCAAGTAGCAAGTCGCGTGTGTCTGCTGAAAGAGATGGTGTGAACAAGTATTGTCCAGCGTTATCTTTCAATTTACGCACGTTTGCAATAGAAGTTGCGTTCATTTGGAAACCTGTTCCTGGTAAACGTCTTCCTGCAGTATCAACTGAATAAACAAGGTCGATTAAGTTGTCTGCTGTTGGGTTTAGAGAAGTTCCTGTTAATGCAGAACCTGCTCTGTTTACGATTCCGTTTGGTTGAACTGTTCCTGTACCAACGGTCAAGGCATTGTTAATTGCAAAGCCCATTGCGTTTCCAGTTTGTTCTGCCAAGAATCCAAGAATATCCACGCCAGCATCTTCAATTAATTCGCGTGAAACTTGGGTCAAGAATGAGTACTTGTATGCACCAAGAGTTACGAAGCTGTTGAATGTTGGGTCAGATTCTCCAATTACGCTTCCCTCTGAAGTTACAGTTCCAGTTGAGTATGCACTCAATGATGGAATTTGTAGGTTTTCGCCACCTGCAGTATTTAAGATGGTTGAGGTTTCTAGCATTGGGCCAACGAATCTTGCTAAGAACAGAACTCTGTCATAGAAAGAAGTTGGAACTGGTGAACCAGTTGAACCAGTTGTTACGTCTCTTTTTTCAAAGTCGTAAGAACGGATTTCACCTTTTGCTAATGCACGAATTGCATCTGCATCATTCTTTGAGTTGCGTGATTCTGCAACTGGTCTTGCTTGGTTTTCTAAACCTGACATTGCTTGAGCAGCACGTTCTTCACGTTCTGCATCAGTTTTTAAGGTTTCGATAACTTTTGCGCGTGAGTCAAGGTCTTGAGAAATACGGTTGTATTTTTCATTTTCCTCGGCTGATAGGTCGCGCTTTTCAGCAGCAGCAGCATCTAACAGAGCTTTTGCCTCTGCCCATGCTTGCTGACGTGCTTCGTGTTGTTGCTTAATGTATTCAGACATTAAATGCACTCCAATAGCGATAGTATTTGTTTTGAGATTATGAAACTGCGAGGCTCACTCGACAGTAATAATGGTGGTGGCATCCACGCAACCATCATTATTATTGTATATCAGGTTTTAGCGTGTTTCTTTTATTTCTACAATTCTGGTTTCTTGAACTGGGTTGAAGTTTTTAACTTCTGGTTTGTCAATGTCAATAATGGCTTGAGCTAGTTCATCAGCCAATTCTGCAATCACACCTGAAGTTGGGTTTCCTGCAACTTGTAAAATTGTTGATTTGATTTTCGCTTTATCCATTTGTTATACCATTTTCAATAGTAGGTCAAGTTGTTTGCGTTTTAGTTCTAGCAAATCATCTTGGTTTGGTTCATTGCCTCTAAGTTTTGTTACAACTTCTTGTAACAAGTCAGCTTGTGAATCAGCAAGTTTTTCTCCTGCTTCTAACTTAATCATTGCATCAGCCAAAGCATCAGCATCAACATTTGTTCTTGAAGCCAAAATATCTAAAGAACGCACACTTGCAGTTGTTGCTTCGTATGCTGGGAAACCTGTAACAATTGAAACTTCATGCAATCTGATTTGGTGTAGTTCGCGAGTCATTCCGTCATTAGACCATCTGTCGCCTTTTGCTGGAACAGAGAAACCAAAACTCATTGCGTGAACATCTCCACGTTTCATAAGAACAGCCAAGTCACGACCTGCTGTTGTGTCAGGCAATGTTGCTTCTGCTAACAAACCTGTTGAGTCTTCTGTGAGTTTTAATGTTTTTGAACGTGTGGATGCAAGTACTTCATCCATGTTGTGATTTTTGAAAAGTTTAACTTCGTTTCGTGCTTTAAGTGAACGTTTGAAAGCACCAGGCATGATTCTTTCAATGAACGGTAATGGTTCAGAGTCGCTATTGAAAACTGCAGCGTAACCTGTGAAACGCATGCCATCAGCTTCAGCGTTGTCAATTCTTAACTCAAAATCTATATCTGTTTTTACTCTGCGTTCAACTTTAGACACTTTGTTTTCCTTTTCTTCTTTGTTTAATTTTACATTAACTGAAGACCAACGTGATTGTTGTTCTTCTGCATCTAGCCTGTCAATTATTCCTTGCGCGTAATCAAGAGTTCTTTGTGCTGCTCTTTTAGATGGGCCACTTCCCCAAAGCAAATGAGCAACAAGTCCTGCACCTGGATAACCAGGGTCATTTTGATTATTGTTCTGTGGTGCATCTAAATCAACAAGGTGTCTAGCAATCCAAGGTGCAATCCTGCGCCACTTATCCTCAGACACACGACCATCAGCCATATCTCGTGCTTCTTGTTTAGTTTTATCTGTTAAACCATCTCCACCAAAACCTTGACGATTTAGTTCCAATCCTCTGCGAGCAGCAGCACGCATGTAAGCAGGTGGAGTTAAATCAACTTGTCTTGATTCTTCTAACTCGTCATCCATTTCTTCATCTAATTCATCTTCCAAATCTTCTTCAATTTCTTCTGCAGGCTGCCAAGCATTGCAATAATATGCGCCATTAACATAATCATCCCATTTTTCGCACCAAGCACGAAGTTCACCATTAGCAAATTCTTTAACATCATCTTCCATGTAAAAAATACAATTCCCACAAGCACGCCCCTCAGGAACATCTTCAGTAAGAGACGGTCTGTAATTATCAGGCAAAACTCTTAAAAGATTCAATGAACGTAAATCATCAATCTTAGTAAGTGTGGAAAACTTGTGACCAACTAAAATATCTGTTGCTTCCCAGCCATCTTCTTGCTCTCTAAAAATTCTTATCAAAGCTGCAGGGTCATCTTCAGTACCCTCAATGTTAAAATCTGAATTAGGAATGTTAATTGTTCCGTTTCTGACAATGCGAACAATTCTTCCTCTTGCTATTCCACCAGAAGAGTTCCAAGAAACAAAATCACCAATTCTTAATTCATCAGGTCTTGCTCTCTCCCCACCTGGTTCAATTTCCTCAGCAAGTGAAATGGCTACCATCTGGTCAATAGCTTGTTGTTTCGTTGTATGGCAACCTAAAACTTCGCCATCTTCTTTAATAGTTGCCCAACCTGAACAATCAGGAGAAGAGTCAGTAATAAAATATGGCATTAAATATCCTGCTCAAACCAAGCAATATCGCGAGAACCTGAACCTGATAAACCATACAATGAATTGCCAGATAGTAAAGTTAAATCTAAATTCTCAGCATTGCTTATGTGATAACCATTAGAACTAGAAACATTTGAACCACCAAGGTAAATCACTCCACCAGACGAATTATGCAAATTTAATTTAATAGGATTTGAACCTGCTTTCTTTATCAAAACTGCTGAAGAAGCATTTGTTGTTATCACACCACTTGTTAGAGACATAACCTACCTTAAAGAATTAGAAGCAAGTCTGCTTCATCCTGTCTTATTGAAAAGTCTATACGATTTTGCGCTGAGGCATTGAAATTTGCTGATATTGTGTCAGGTTTTAATATCAATATCTTTATTGGTTTTTTTGTTTCAATAATTACAGGTGTTTCAGGTTCAAATATTGGTTCTAGTTTTGGTTTGACTTTTCTTTGATAAGGACCTCTTGAACCGTATTGGGGTTCAGGTGGTGCTGGTGGTTCTCCACCTGTTGCTGTGCCTGATGCAGATAGTCCACCAAAGTTTGATTCACCTGAAGCCTCAAGAACTACACCTAGAGTTCCTGAACTTTGAAGCCCATCAAATAATGATTGCGCTAACGCTGTTTTTGTTATGACTGTTTGGATTAATGATTCAAGTGAACCTAGATTTGTAGCACCTTGAGCTGAATGTGCTACATCTGCTGATGCTATTGAAGTGATAGCACCAAGTGCTGCTTGGGCTGTTTGAGGATTAACAACAGAGGCTGTGGCTGATGAAGAAAGGCCATTTAGATTTGATGAGCCTGTTGCTGAAATATTTTCAGTCGTGCCATACAAAGTGTTAGTGTCTAAAATTCCTCTGACTGAGGAATCAAGAATGAGTGAGCCTGTGGCACTCATTTGTTTAGCTTGCGACTGTTAGAGATGCAGTTAAAGAACCTGAAGCAATAGTTACTGTGTCTCCTGCTGTGTAAGGATTTGAGGTTATTGTTCCAGAGAATAAAAAGTTACCTGCTGTTAAATTGTCCCAAGCTGTAAAATGTGTGGCATCTTGTGAACCTGCAATATTTGTCCATGTCGCTGCTGCATCTGATGCAATGCTTCCATTTGCTGCTGCTGCGAATGTCACAACTTTTCTTGTAGTTTCAGTTGCAGGGTTACTTGTACCGTTTGCACCTGGGTCTCCAACGTGTAGCTTTATGTAAACATCTGCAACAGAAAACGCTGTTGCGTTACCTAAAGCATCCAAAAACTTATTTGCTGTGTATGCGCTTAAACCAGTTGCCATTATTATTCCTCAGTTGTTTCTATGATTCTTGTAATTAGATTATCTTTATCTCTTTCAACAGTTCTAATTGTTTGTTTAGATTCTGGTGCATTAACATTTACAATCGGTGGTGCAACATTGATAACTGCTGGTGGCACATTAACAATTGTTTCAGGTATCTGAACATTAACTTCACTTGTTCTCGTAATGTCATAAACTGATTCAGGATTTGTTGGGTCAATTTGTGCAACCTGTTGCAGTTGTGTTGATGGAAGCCCTGTGTGTTTAATCGGTGGAAGACCAAGAGCTGAAAGAACTTGTCCTGGGTCATAACCTGATTGAACAAGTCTTTGAGCCATCTGAACTTTTTTGTCTTGTTCAATAACATCAGCTTCAGCAATGTTTATGTTAGCCAAAGGAACTCTGAACTGGTCGCCCTCTTCAACTGGTCTTAAATCTTCAAATCTTCTAATATCGTTCACAGAATAAAACCCTGCTTGTAAACCAATTGAGTATCCTTGGATTCTTGTTGTGTAATCTCCACGCAATAAACCATCAACATTGAATTTTAGGAAAGCCTCATTTGGTAGAAGCCTTGAATAGGCATCTTCAATTTTTTGAACATAAGGTCTTAATGTGTGTGTCACAAAGTTTATGTTGTTTTGTTCAACGCTTGCATAACTCATAGCACCAGGTGTGGTGACTTGAATCATGTGTAAAGGAACTCTGAAGATTCTTGCAATCTGTTCAACAGCGAATTGTTGTGATTGCAACATTTGTGCTTCATCAGGTGGTGAACTTGTCTTGGTGTATTTTGCACCACCAGAAAGAACTCCTGTTTTATGTGCTTTCTTAAATCCTTTATGTGAGTTGTCAAAATTGTTTCTCAAATCTTTTGCTTGTTCAGCAGTTAAGTTACCTGGGTATTCAATGATGCCTTGTGTAGTTGCGCCTTGACCAAAGAATCTTGCAGCAAAACTTTGTAAAGCTGAAGCCAAACCTAGGTTTTCTTTTAGTTCTGTGACACGACTTAATCCACGAGTTGCACCAGGTGTGCGAATTTCTGTAATGTGAATCATGTCTTGCTGTGCAACAGTTCCATTGACACCGTTATCAATTACATATTCAAGTTCTCTTGTTTGAGGATTTCTATTTATTGCAACTCTCATTGGGTCTAGGCAAACAAGGTTGGCAACATCCCCACGACCATCACGATAAATTCTTGTGAAAGAGTTTCCATCAATCAGTAAAGATACAAGTACTTGTTGGTAATGCTCGCTTCTTAATAAATCAACATCTGGTCTTTGTACCCATTCAGGTCTTGGTCGGTAAGGAACTCTGTTGCCATCTCTTCTAACATAAGAATCAACTGGAAGTGTTGAGATGGTGTCAGATATTAAAAGCACACAAGCATAAAATGCGCTGATACGCATTGCTGATGCTTCATCAATGGCTGCGCCTGATTCTGTGGTGAAAGCAAATGTGTCACCAGCACCCCAAATGGATTGAAAACTTATAGCTCTATTCTCGGGAAGATTGAACAAATTGTTTAACATTATTTACTTCTTTCAATAGCGATACCTAAAACTAAACATGACAGACCAGCAACTGTTATACCTGCTGGGATTGAGACTAAAAAGATTCCTGTGGAAATTAAAACAAGACCTAGGACTTGGATTATTGTTGCTAACAAAAAAACTCCTTAAACAAAAAACTGTGGGACAAGGACTTCAGATTCTGAACGAGAAACTGTTGCCCTATCAAAAGCAATGATACTAGCAACTGCACCATCTATTTTTCGTGGTGAGCCTCTGTGTTCTTTTACAATTCTAGGGCCTAACCTATCAACTTTCACTACAGCATTTGATATGTGTCTTGTCAATAATGGGTTTCCGTCATTTGTTAATTTCTCACTAACAACAGCATCATAAAACTTTGAACAAGCTGGAATCATTCTTGATGCAGAAGTTGATGGCCATTCCACAATAGGTAAACCAGCATCTTGCAAAACCTGCATAGTTCTTTGCCAACGAAAAGGGTCACAAGCAATCTCTTTAACATTCATACGAGAACAGGCTTCAATGATTGAGTTTTCAACTTCTAAAGAATCCACACGCCAATCATCTGTGTCCTCTGGTTGTTTCTCCCAAGCCTCAACAAGAAACACATGTGGGACTTCTTCAATTGTTACTCCAACAATTACAGAAGCATCACCTGAGAAAGAACCATCAAAACCTAAAATGACTGGTACATCTTTATCAATTTTTTTCTTGACTAATCTTGATTCCCAAGCATTGTTAGGCAACCATGCTGTTTGTGATGACACCCAAGCGTTAGTTCTTTTTGTACGAAACTCAGCTTCAGGTGTACGTTTCACAGCAGACTCAAAGTCTTCAATAGAGTTCAAATCACCAAAGGCAGGATTAGCAAGTTTCCAAACTTCAGGGTCTCTATGGTTTGACTCAGTTGGTGATTCCCACCAAGACATAAAAAAAGATGGGTCATCAACTTCACCACGCGCAACCTTTTGACCATACTGATACAACGAATAAGCAACAGAATCTTGACCTGTGTTATCTGTTTTAACACCAGCAGTTGTAATAGCGAGCAACAACGGTTCACGTCTTGCACCCATACCAAGAGTCATAACGTCAAAGAGTTCACGATTAGGTGCAGCGTGCAACTCATCATAAACAACAAGTGTTGGTGACAAACCCTCTTTAGTGAAAGCCTCAGATGAAAGCACACGATAAACAGAACCCAATGATGGAATCTCAATTGCATCACGATACAACTTAGCTTGAGACATCAGTTCAGGTTCAGCTTCAATCATTTTCTTAGCATCACCAAAAACAATTCTTGCTTGGTCTCTGTCAGCAGCACAAGAATAAATCTCAGAACCTTTCTCACCCATAAACAAACCCCAAAGGGCAATACCAGAAGACAAAGCAGATTTACCATTCTTACGAGCCATACCAACAAGTGCAGTTCTGTGTTTGAAACGACCATCATCACGAACAGCAAAAATGTGATTCAACAATTCTTTCTGCCAAGGTCGCAAAACAATTGGCTGCCCACTACGACCTGCAACAGTATCTTTAGTTTGAATACACATTGCATCAATAAAATCTGAAACATCAACACCACGACTCAACTCAAGAGCTGAATCAGCAACAGGTGTCAGCCAACGAGACGGCCAACCCTCAATCGCGTTGGTCACGTTTAGCCCTTAACTCTTCTAACTTAGATTTAGCTTTAACTTCAGCAACACCTAAGCGAGACCTGTCAGTAGGAGTAAACCCCAGTAAAGACAAAGAATTAGTAATATTTTTTTCAAGTTCACGCAACGCCTTTCTCTCTCTCCATGCTTCAGGATTGTTCCAAACATAAGCCCTTAGTCTGACACGTTCATCTAACATTTCACAAGTCATCAACAACAATTCAATATCAGTCTTAGGTGAAATCCACAATTGACCCATAGACCAAGTACGATTCCACAACTCCAAACCAGCATCAAACAATTGTCTATGTGGC